ATCTAATGGTATCAGGGTATTACATGCTTCAGATCCAGATGCCAAGACAAACTTTAAAGCCAAAGAAAGGTATAGAAAGATTGTTTTGGATAGAAGGCACGTGCATGATCGTATTATGAAACTATTGCATGTTCAGCTGAAGGTAGACAAACAAAGATTAGAATACTTACAAAATCTTGAAGTGTGGATAAACAATCACACTTGGGAAAAATACACAAATATAGACGACGATGCAGGAGAACAAGAAAGAATCACAAGAAGACTCTAACGTATTTCAAACTAGAGGATTTCAAAGAATAGACAGGGCGGTAAATCAATCTGTTGCTATAGTCAAACAGGCTAAGAAAGGGCAACGGAACGTACTAGCTACGTCCTGGAAAAGACTTAACAGGAATCTTCTAGGTGGCCTACAAAAGGGTAAGATGTATGTAGTTGCTGGTCGTCCTGGTGTTGGTAAATCAGCATTCAGCAACCAGCTAATCTTTGATGTGCTTGATACTAACAGGCACAAGAAAATAATTGTATTGTATTGGACCTTTGAGATGCCCGGTTACCAGCAGGTGATGCGGTCAGCATCAAAGGATGTTCAAAAACAAATGGCTGAACTACTGTCTGTAGATAATACATTGTCTGATAAAGACTTTGGTATCTATGCGGCAAAAGTTCAGAAGTATAAGAACTATCCTATATACTTTAACAATGTTCCTCGTAGTATGGAATACATAATGAATACTAACGAAGAACTATTTAGTCAGCATCCTGAGCACACAGTGATCAACTTATTTGACCACTCACGTTTGATACGTGGCAATGAAGAAACAGAGTTGCGCAGACTAAACACAGTATCTAAGGGTTGCATGTGGATGCAATCAAAACTTGGAGTTATTAATATATTATTATCACAGCTCAATCGTAACATAGAACAAGAACATCGTGCTAAGAATCAGTACCAGCCACTACTAACAGATTTGTTTGGTGGTGATAGTATTGGCCAGGATGCACATGTAGTTATGATTCTTAATCGTCCTTATGACTTGTATGGTATCACAGATACATACTGCGGTGAGAACCCGCAAGGGTTACTCGCATGTCATATGGAAAAGAATCGTGACGGCTTGCTTGGTATGATTGGTTATGAAGCAGACATGAGTACATTTAATATTAAAGAAAGAAAATGATGGAGTTACCAAAAACTGTGGTTAAGGCGAGCCGTAAGTCGCCTAAGAACATGATAATCTATGGTCCACCTAAGATAGGTAAGACTACAGTATTGTCACAATTAAAGGATTGTTTAATCATTGACCTTGAAGAAGGCTCAGACATGGTTGATGCCTTGAAGATTAAAGTTAGCAGCTTAAAAGAACTTGGTGAAGTTGGGAAAGCTATCATAAAAGATGGTAGACCATACAAGTATGTGGCTATTGACACTATCTCCAAGTTGGAGGAATGGTGTGAAGCTGAAGCTAAAACTATATACATGCAAACTCCTATGGGTAAGAACTTTGAACAGAAGAACCCTGGTGCATCAGTCCTATCATTGCCAAACGGCGCTGGCTATTTATATTTACGTATAGCCTACAAGAAATGGATAGACAGACTGAATAAACTAGCGGATCATGTTATCTTAGTTGGCCACCTAAAGGACAAGATGCTTGAGAAGAAAGGCAAAGAGGTTGCTGTAAAGGACCTTGACTTGACTGGTAAGATCAAGCAGATTACATGTGCTAACGCTGATGCTGTTGGTTATATTTACAGAGAAGAGGATGAAACTATGGTTTCTTTCAACTCTTTGGATGATGTAACAGCTGGTTCACGTTGTCACCACCTAAAAGGTAAGACCATGCCTCTAAATTGGTCAGAAATATTTATTGATTAACCGCGTAAAATTTTAAATCATGATTGAAGCACGCACAAACAACCCTGGCGAGGTCACGCAGAAAAACGAAACACCAAACACTATTACAGTATCTATGATTCTGGAAGACTTGGACAACGGCGTTGACCGTCCAGGTATTCAAGAGAAGTATGGTCTTGAGAAGTGGGAAGTAACACAGATGTTCCAGCACCCAGCATTGAAGGGTAAGAAAGCTAGAAAGGTCCGTAAGTTGTCTTTCAACTTTGTTGATGATACAGCTGCAGATCCTAATCAGACTAGTATTCCTGTAGAAGAACCAGATGTACACCAAGAAGCTATGTCTACTATAGCAGCTACACCTGAGTTACAACAGGAAGATCCTTTTATAGGAGAGTATGGTGAAGATGAAGATGAATTTTAATTATTAAACTAATTTATTATGGCTATTAAAAGCAATGACAGTAATGTCGAAGTTGCAGGCGGAGGTATTAAACTATTTTCAGGCCTTGGCAACTTCAAAGTAATCGCAGTAAACCCTACAATGGCTGAGCTGCACGAATTGGGCATCATGGTAAAACAAGACCCAAACTATTTTGTTGAACTAAACGGAACTGAGTATTTCAAACTAACTTTCTGGATTAAGAATGAAGATCTTACTACAAGATTTGATCTTCTTATGAACGGATCAGAGCGTGTATCTCAGACAGGTAAGAACCAGTGGATTAATGCTATTGGTCAGTCTACTTGGTCTGACGGTGAGCCTGAGTATGATTGGTTCAAGAAAGAAGGTTTGCGTAAAGCATTGACCGGTGAAGAAACTCTTATCAATTTTGTTAAGCAGTGGGCTAACGTTGCTAATGGCGATGAGGCTTACTTTGATAGTATAGCTAAGATTGTTAAGGGTGATGTAACTGAGGTTAAAGCTTTGGTTAAACTTCTAGAGAGTAATGAAGTTAGATTACTGATTGGTGTTAAAGATGGTAAGTATCAGACTGTGTACACAAAAGTATTTGGTCGTGTAAAACCTCAACGTGATGACTTGTTCGTTAAGAATCTTAATGATGATTATGGAACATTCAATGCAGAGTTTGACACGACGTTAGCTTGGGGTGCATTTAGTCCTGAACTAGCCGTTGTTACTCCAGATGCTGACTCTGATAATGTATCAGAAGATGAAGACTGGGTGTAACATTATAGTAGTATGGCCTTGTAACCTAGTGGTTATATGGCCTAGTTAATCAAATAATAAAGGGTAGTGTAAAAGCTACCCTTTTTTATTTTAAATTCGCAAACTATGATTAAAAGCAGAAGTAGTGAGGATGTATTGACGCCTGATAGAATACTATCAAAGATTAGTGAGGTAGATATATTTGCATACTATTGTAATTCTTTTAAACAGTTGGGTGTTAAATTTTGCAGTGAGATTAGACAGGATAAGAAACCAGGTGTTTATATTATACTTTGGAAAGGTAGACTTTTGTACAAAGACTTTGCTTATCCGGATCATAAATTTGATTGCTTTGGTTATGTCATGGCAGCATACAATGTTTCTTTTTATTCTGCTCTTCGTATAATTGACAATGACTTTGGTCTTAATCTTGCATCAAGCAAAGAGGAGATGGCTTTCACCAAAGGTTACCTTGGGTATCAATCTAAAATAAAGATTGAAAACAAAAAAGTAACTATAATTAAAAAGAAGTCTAGGCCTTGGAAGCGTAAAGATGCAGATTTTTGGTCTCAATACTTGATTAGTAAAAAAACTTTGACTAAGTTTGCAGTTAGCCCTATCTCACACTACTGGATTAATGACAGTAGATTTACATGTAAGCTTAGCTATGCATATAAAATAGGTAGGAAATACAAAATTTATTCACCTTACGAAGAAGTAAAGTGGATGAGCAATACTAACTCTAAACAAATTCAAGGATATGATCAATTACCTAACAAAGGGGATCTCTGCATTATCGCATCATCTCTCAAAGATGTTATGTGCCTTTTCGAGATGGGTATCTCTGCAGTCGCCATGCAATCAGAAATGCAATTGCCACTGCGCAGTACAATCGAAGAACTAAAACAGAGATTTAAACAAGTTGCAGTCTTTTATGATAATGACTTTACTAATCCTAACAACCCTGGTCAGACCATGGCTAAAAAGATTTGTAAAGAATATTATCCTATGAAGAACATTCTCATACCTGACGAGTATCAATTAAAAGATCCGTCAGACTATGTTGCGCACTTTAAACAAACAAAAGGATTACAAACATTGATAGACATACAATTGTGAAGCGACGTACACGAAAACCAAAAAACAAAAAAGTAAGAAACGCTACCGCTAAGGTTTATAAGGGTATTAAGTTCAGGTCTAAGCTTGAACTTTTTACGTATAAGAAACTAGAAGATGCAGAGATTAAATCTTTGTATGAAAAGAAGAAGTATGTTTTACTAGAAGGTTTTCATTATACAGCTGAGTGCCACGAGCCTCACAAAACAAAAGGTTATATCGATAGTGGATATAAGGTTAGGGATATTACATATACTCCTGACTTTGTAGATCCTAATGGTAAATGGATTATAGAAGTAAAAGGTTTTGCAAATGATGTCTTCCCTTTGAAGTGGAAGATGTTTAAGAAACACCTCATGGAACTGGAGAATCCTCCAGTATTATACCTGCCTAAAAATCAAGGCCAGGTGCTACAAACAATAGAATTAATTAAACAACTTTAATTTATGGAATACACAGAAGATTTGGTCCTCCGTCTGGATGGGCTTGGGATAGATATGTCCAAAGGTCACAGTGATACAGCCAAGCAACTTAATAAGTTGTATGAAGAAACAAGGTACAATACATTTGGATACCTTGAAGATCTTGAGAAGTTTGATAAAGTCTTTGAACCGGTATATGGTTTGGAGTTTTTCATACTAGTCAGAGATGTACAACAACAATTCTTTAGAGAGATTAAGTATGCTGAGCTATCAGCTGAACTAAATGAAATACACGAACAAAGTAAAATAAATAGACATGAGTATAAAAACGATTGATAAGCAGATCAAAGGATCTGAAGGCCTTGCTAAGAAGATTAACAAGGGCGCTGAAAAGATGGTATTTGACATCTTGCAGTCTACACAGTACTCTACACCTATCCCGTCTACAGTGCGTGAGTTGGCTACCAATGGTGCCGATGCGCAACGTGAGAAGGAGATGGCTATAGAGATACTAACTGGTAAAGCTAAAGCAGAAGATTACTACATTGAGCGCCACGGCGAGCAATATAATGATAGTAACTTTGATATTAACTATTACAATCTGGATCATTTAGATACAGAAAACAACGACGTACTAATTACATACAAAGAGAATGAAGGAACAGGATACTGCGATGTAGTTACGATAAAAGACCACGGTGTTGGTATTGGTGAACGTCGTTTGGAAGGTGTGCTTGAGCTTGGTTATTCAACTAAGCGTAATACAGCTGAGAACTTCGGTGCGTTTGGTCTTGGTGCCAAGGTTGCATTGTCAACTGGTGTGGATTT